GACTCCCACCACTGGATCTTCCTGGCCGGTGACATGATCCATGTCAGCCCCGGTCGGTTCCGGTGAACGTTCGGCATCGCCTGGACAGACTCGAACATGTGTGCGTCGGACCACACACCAGAGTTGATGGTGGAGCCGTCGATGTTGCGACCCGAGACGTTCTCGTCGGCGACCAGCTTCAGGATGCCGTCGTTGATCTGGATGAAGGCGTTGCCGCTGGTGGTGTCACCGTTGATCTCGAGATCCTCGAGATCGAGCGCGAACTGCGTCGTCATCTCGCCGGTCAGGTCGGCCTCTAGGCCCTCACCCTCGATGTTCTCGTGAAACACATCCTCGGTAATTTCCCAGGGCAGCCTGATCTTGCGCGTCGAGTACTCGACCGTGTCGAAGGTCGCGCCGACCCGGTAGCCGTCATCGGCGTTCTCTGTCGCCGACCGGATGATGCGACTGCCGGTGGCCAGCTTGTTGATCTCGCCCGAACTTGAGGTGCGGATCTCCTGCCTGATGCGTCCTGAGAGGGAGGTGTTCTCCTTCAGTGCCTTGATGAACGCCCGTCCCTGCTCAGGATCGAGCAGTCCGGCCGTCGCATCCGAAGTGGTGATTGTCGCCTTGGCGAGTGCCTCGCGGCGGTCCATTACTCGTAGCCCTCCTAGTCCAGGAGCCCCGCGAGGGGGTTGTCCGACTTTTTGACAGTGCCGTTGGAGCTCTCAGTCTCGGGCTGCGTCGAGTGGCCCTTGGCCAGCTTGTCCACATCCGAGCGGATGGCATCGAGGGACTCGCCGAGGCTCTTGCTGACCTCGTCCAGCCGGTGATACACCTCTTGCGCGGGATCGCGCTCATCGGTGTTCTTCTCGGCCAGCTTCTCGGCGATGTCGGCGATCCGAGCCGCGAGCGTGCTAACAGCCTCGGCCGTCTTCTCGACGTTTTCCGAGGTCTTCTCGAGAGTCTCTTCGACCTTCTCGAGACGCTCGTTGGTCTTCTCGTCCGCCACGTCGTTCTCCTTGTTCACGTTCTGGTCGGTATCGGAGGCGTTGACATCTGCCTCTGTCAGACCCAGCTTTTTGCCGATTGCCTGGATCCAGGTTGCGTTTTCCGAGGCGTCCACTCTGACCTCCAGCGTACCGTCTTTATCGGTTTGAACCTGCTTCTGAAGCTCGCGCAGGCCGGTGCCCTGGATGCTCACACCAGTGAACTCATCGGCCTCGATCTTGGCTCTGCCCTCTTCGGATGGCTCGATGGCCACCACCCACGAGCCAGCCTTGATGACCTCGCTATCAATCCAGAAGTCGGTGGGAGCGATGAAATTCTCGACCACCTGACCGAATGGCTCCAGCGTCTCGTGCATCTTGTTCACGAGCGCACCGTTGCGCATGAACTTGTGTGACGCACGACGAATCTCGTCGGCGTCTTTCCACACGTCAGTGACCGAGGGGTCGGGAGCACCGCGTCCGGCGTTTTCCTCCCAATCCGGCTCGGCCACGACGCAGTAGACGGCGGACCAATCGTCGGCCTTCACCAGTCGGTTCGACGATGGTAGATCGAATAGCTCGGCCCCATCGTCGCTCTTCCTGAGGAAGAATCGCTTGCGATTCGCGCCTTTGTCTACAATCGAGATGGCTACGACATCAACATCGCTCAGGAGATGGCGCGGCATGTAGGGCGAAGGCTACCGCTACGCCTCGCCCATTGTCGGGGACGTCTAGTTGATCAGTGCATCGAGCATCTTGGCGAGCGCCTCCAGCGTCTTGCGCTCGTTGCCATCGCGGGCCATCTGGATGTGAACCTCGTCCTCACTGATATCGAGATTCAGGCGACTGCCCGTCTGCTCCTCCACCTGGTCGAGAGCGTCCTCCACTTCCTCCTCTTGGGGTTCCTCATCGGTGCCCTGCTCCTCGACCTGCTCCTCAACTTCTTCGTCTGCTTGCTTCCTGCGCTTGGGTGGCACTGTCGTTCCTTCGGTCGTGTGCGCGGCTTATACCGCCGCCCGAGGGATCGTAATCACCGTCCGTTGGCGGAGACTCGTTGCGCGGCTTGCTCTTTGTCGGTGCTGCGCTGCTCGCGCGCCCCGATCCCATCACGGAGGCCACGGTTATCGTCGCCATCGACCCTCCTGTTCTCTGCGCCACGGGGCGTGCCCGTGTTGACGAGCCGATCGTTGATCCCGAACGGGTACTGACCCTTATCCGGGGTAGCGCCCTCTGCCGCCTCGGGAAGCGGTGCCTTGCCGTGCGCGTCCCGGAACTCGCGCACGGTGATGACAGCGGCCTCGGCCATTTTGTCGGCACTGTCGCGCTTGGCGGAATCGTTCTCGACGGCCAACCGATCCAGCTTCAGGCGCAGCCCCGGGAAGCCCAAATCCTTCACTACGCTGGCGCTAAGACGCTCCTCGTAGCGGGATTGCTCAGGATCGAAGACTTGTTCGAGGGTGATGGCTCGTTCGACCTCGGCCGTGTACCGCCCAGCTTCCTCTGTGCTGGCCAGAAAGATCGGGCTGAGTCGAAAAGCCGAGAGGAACCGGCGGATGTTGTCTTTTCTGAAGACGACGAATCCCATGTCCCGGTCGGAGACTTCGCCAAGCTTTTCAGCTTGCGCACGAGCTCCCGGCGGGAGAGGGATGATAGCGACACGTTTCTGATGGTTGGCATCAGACTTCAGTGTATCGCCAATCTGCTGAACCGTGGACTGGGGCACCCTTAATACAACACGGGAGCCCTGCTCCGTCTCCTCACCGGTGACGAAGATGACGGTCGGTGGCGTACCACCAGAGTTGAAGAAGGAGACGTTGTACTCGGCAGCCAGCTTGTCGCCGAGGTATTCGAGTGCCAGACCAACATCACGAGGTAGTCCGTAGTCACGGCTCTCGGACGTATACAGCTTGAAGGACAGCAACTCGTTCTTGCTGGCGCGACCCGACACAATTCCGATTGGCTGGCCATCGTCGTTGTACTCCGCCTTGTCTCCGAAGTTGTAGAACTCGACGCGATCCGCCTCGACGCCGCCCTTCTGAAGCATGACGTAGCCGCTCCGGTCCTTCAGGCGTCGTACCCGCTTGCCGGGACAGTGGAAAACCCCGCTTATCATGCCGGTACGGGCATCGCGCGCCACCTCGATGAAGCCCTGACCGACCTCCTCCTCATCCGTCTTGACGGCGTACAACAGATCGGTGAGGCTGGGCCGATCCATGCGTAGGTCGCGTGAGGCGGCTCCCTCTAGCGCGACCTTTGCATCGCGGACGGTGGCGCGTGGATCGGTGAACTCCTCCTCATGGCCCTCGGCGGGCTCCAGCGTGTAGCCAAGCCCGACCGTGTTGCGCGCGATCGCGTCGATGATGGAACTGCGCGTACCGCTGGCTTGGGAGAGACGGGCGAGCTGATCGAGATCGAGCGGGGGCTGTAGCGCATCCTCGGGCGTCCATTCGTCATCCCAATCGTCTATCTGTTTGCTGGTCCCGGCCAGCGTCAGACCGGCGACGGTGATCTCGTGACTCTTCTCTACCGGAATCTCGATGGGCAGAAGCTCAACGTCGCGGCTCACTCGGCACGAACTCCCTGTTATGACAGGCCGGACAGCGCAACGGCCCGAGGTAGGTGGGACTGCTCACCTGGATTCGGTAGTTGCACCTCGCGCACCGAACCCACTGACGCTGTTTGATCGGTCCCCACAACTTCACAGTTGCAGGCTACCGGCACTACCAGCCATCGGCGTGCGTGACGGTGAGCTCGTACTCGACGTCCCCGATGTCCGCGAACTCCTTGGCGGTACGGATGGCAACATCCAGCCCGTCGAGCCGATCGTCGTGGGTGCCGAAGGGGAAGTCACGCCATTGCTCCTCAAGCGTGAGCTCCTGATGCTGATCCACCCGATCGGCGGTGTGTTGCGTCCAGCAGGTACGCCACGTCCGGACCCATCCCGATTGGGCGTACGGCCCGAGGGCGTCGATGCGCTCCTCTTTCGAGCCGGGCACACTGATCTCGACCAGCTTGTGTCGCAGATCGGGCCGGGCAATCTCGACTGCGCCTCGGAAGTACCGATCCATCGCGATTTTGGCTCCGGCGATGGCCAGCACCCCGCGTCCCATGCGTTGCCACCGATCGTGGACGTTCGCCAACAAGGCCACCTGACGGGGCACATCGCCACGGATGTCGATGCTCTCCACCACATCCAGATTCTGCTCGTGCAGCGCCCCCACCGTGATGTTGAAGAAATCGAGATCCTCGCTCGTCGGGTCGGTGCCGCCAGGCGCGGCATCGATCGCGACGAAGAAGCGACTGTATCGCAGCGGCGTCTCGTGCGGCTCGATGATGGTCATCCACTCGACCTTGAGGCGCTCGCCCGATTCGGCACGCGGATCGAGCAGATGGATGCGCCTGAACCTGTTGGGCTTCGCTTTGCGCTCGGCCATCAGGCGACGGCGCGGCCACACCTGCGGCCAGAGGGGCACCGAGGTCGCGGGATCTTTCATCTCGGCCTCGGTGGGCGGCTTGTCTGGCTGATCGACTTTGCTGATGCTGGGACGACGGAACACGCCGTACGTCTCGCGTGCCGCCAGCGTGGAGAGCAAATCCCTGGCATCGTTGAAGTTACCGCAGATCAGCCCTTTGCCCGTGGCCACCAGACGCGTCTCGAACTGGAGATCCCAGAAGTCCAGAGCGCGCTTCCGGAGGGCGGGGCTCTCTGCGTTCTTTGGCGTTATCAGATCGTCGCCGATGAGCCAATCGAGCCGTCTGCCCTGGATGCCCTTGCTGTCGAGTCCCTTGGCCTGCCAGGTCGGATCTTTCGAGCTTCCCTCGCGGACCACCGTAATCGCGTCGCCGCGCCACACCCGCTCCTCCGGATCAGGGATGACGAGCGGGTTGCCCTGCTTGTCACAGAAGTCGCGCGCGATGTACTCGTTGTTCTCGATGTGCCACGACACGACGCCCAGATTGGCTTTGGCCATCCCCTCCTCCTCGCTGCACAACAATCCGCGCAGCCAGGTTTTGAGGACGGTGTGCCGGATGGTGAGCCACAACGGAAGCACCTGACTCATGAGTGTCGTCTTGAGGAACTCGGGCGGCAACATCACGACGCCGCGCTGATGGCGCAAACAGAAGCGCAGCATGTCGGCCGCGAAGGGCGGCAGCGTCTCAGTCCAGTTGGGATCGTAGGGACGTACGTACGCCTCGGCGAAGTACAACGGATTCGCTATCGCGCGCGTGACACGTTGCAGTCGCTGATGCTCCTGATCCTCAGTCAACGATGGGCTCCGCCTCGCCATCCACATCCCACACCTCTACCTCGGCCTCGGGCAGCCCATCGGGTGCGGCATCCATCCAGGCTTGCTCCATCCGCCGGACCTCGTTGAGGTCGAGATTGAAGATGGCGTGCTTGTGATCGTGCTCGTGCTTCTGGGGCGCACTCGCGCCCGATATGTCTGACTGGAGGGTGATGATGCGCGCCGCCTCGCGTATCGCCACCACATCGCCGCGCAACGCCTTCGGCCACACGGCACGCTTGAGCTGATCCAGCTCGAACAGCTTCATCATCCGGTACTCGGCCAGATTCCCGGCGTTGTCTTTGGCCCACTTCTTGAGCTGATTCCTGATGGTGGCCTTGACGCCCCTGGCCGATTGGCCGGTTTCGACGGCGATGGCCTCCGGGGTTAGTCCGGCTGCGGCGAGCTCAAGACAACGGTGACGTTGCCTGGCCTTGGTGATCTTGTCGGATTGGATCTGCGAGAACTTGGGCAGATCGGCTACACCCTCGGGACGGCGGAGCGGCAAATGACGGACGTTGTCATCATCGTCGTCCATGCCATCAGGTTACGCCAGCAGGTACACCAGCCCGATGAGCGCGAGTCCTACGAGCAGGGTGCCCGCGAACACGAGCGGCCCCTCCCACTTGTTCATCGCTCAGCGATGGCGTGCATCTTGGCGTCCTCTTGTGCCTTGCTGGCGCACTCGGCCATCTTGGTCCGGTAGTAGGCCACCACACTGATGCGCTCGGCATCGCACTCGTCGCACGGTCCCTCCTTCAACTGATGTCCGCACGAGCAGAAGATGGCGGTGTTGCCGTGCCACTGATGGGCATCCATCAGTATCAGATCGCCGTCGCGCATATCCACCCCGACGCGATACTCCGGGAAGGTGAGCAGACCGCCCGTGTAGTTGCCGCGCCGGAAGACGGCCAGACACGAGAAGCCCTCATCCAGATCACCCCCATCGATGTGGACGCCAGTGGAATATGTGTTGTTGACCGTGATGGTAGTGAACACGGTGCCGGGCACGTACCACTCCATCGGTGTCCGGGCTATCTGGCGTGCCTGATTGGCGTGCCTGTCCGGCACGAACTCCTCGAAGTGGCTGCTCATCTTTTGCAGCAGCGGAAAGAGCGCGTGCCACTGATCGAGATGCTCTCTGCTGTAGGCGTTCAGCCGACAATATGGCCTCCTTGGCGTCGGGTCTATGGCACCGAGGACGCCGGACAACACGGGCATGGCGCGTGTGCGCGTGCCTCCGGCGTTGATCCTTTTGGTGCCGGACGCGAGTCCACGATTGTCGGATTTCATCCTGATGGCCGTCAGGATCGGATACACATCGGGAGAGGTCTGTTTGAGCGCGCCCGGCAGATACACGCACAGGGGCTTGCCATCGGGCCGGAAGATTCTAGAGGGACCAGTCAACACCAAGTTCAGGTCCGTACCAGTCAAAATCTTGCCCTTCTTTTCCTCCAGCTCCGCCTGGGGGATTTTCGTCTTGATGCGCGCTTCGATCATCGAACAACTCCAGTTGGCCAGGGATGTGCTGCGGCTGAGGACCGTAGATTACCGAATACGTACGACGGGATGGGCTGGATCGCTTGTCTTGTATGACACCCATTGCGGCCACTTTTTCATCAGCCTTCGCACAGTCTTCTCGCGCAACGCCTGTGTGCGATACGCCCCGACTCCGCTTTCATCTTTGTTCCCCCTCTTGAAATGAACGAAGTGATTGTTGAGTCGTACGGCCAATCCGTACTTGTTGTAGTGCTGCAATCCGTAATCTACATCTGAGTTCAGCGGTAACGTCTCATCGAACCGCAACGGATTGGGCAGCACCAACAGAACGCCGCCGTTGATGGTTGATTTCAGGCTGACCTCTTTCATCACGAACATGGCATTCGTGATGTGCGTGCAGGCGATGAGATGGGCGTCGAGATGTTTGTCCAGCGCGCCGCACAGACCGTTGATGAGTCCTTTCAGGTCGAGCGGCTGGCGTTGTTTCGTCAGCACATTCACCCACTCCATCTTGCCGGTCGGATCGTCGTCGAGCATCAGGCAGGGCGCATCGTGCGAGAAGGCAAGTTCGAGCGCGCCGTTGCGCGCCACCGCACAGTTGACGGAGGAGCCAAGAGGCTCGACATAAATGGCCCCGGCCTCCTTGTAGGCATCCACATCGTGGGGCGGCACAATCCATGTCACGGGACCGAACTGATGGCGTACCCGCACGACGTTGCCGGGACGTCCCGAGCTGACGCAACACGCGAAGCAGCGCAAAGGCATGATGCGCAACATCAGTAACTGTAGTCGGCGAGTTTCAGCAGACCCAGCGCAATCACTACACAGATTGCGAGTACGAGCACCGGGAGGGGGTTTTTCAAGACAGGACCGTCCTTTCGATTTTGGGCACGCGGAGGCTTACCTCGTGTGCCCTGGTTGAGTGCCGGTGAATCCAGCCGGGCCACTTTTCGAGCAGATACTCGATCATCTTTTCCTCTAGCTTCTCGCTCCTGTCATCCACGGCACCGCCCTTGTTGGTGTAGTGCGCGAAATCGAAGATCAACGATTCGATGCGCAGCGCTCCGCCGTACCGCTGAATGTGCTGACAGGTGTAGTCGTAATCCTCCTTGAGCCGGAGGTTGGTGTCGAACCTGAGCGGGTTGGGCTTCACGCAGATGGCGCTGCCCAGGATGAACAATCTCGTGCCGCCACGCGCGAAGAACGGATTGTTGGTCGGCTGTCCGCCGCCCAACATGAAATCCGACTCGACTGTGCGCTCGACCAGGACAGCGAGGGCCAACGAGGGATCGGTGGCCTGTCCTTTGCCCCGGTACGCGAACTTGGCCGTCTTCAGGTCGTCATCGAGCTGGACGCACGGCAAACCCTGCTCGAACGCATCCTCCAGAGCCATGTTGCGGGCCTGGGATAGACCCCAGATGGGAGCACCAATCGCCACGCCCTGTCGCTCGTACTGCCACGCATCGTCTGGCGGCACGTACCAGGTCGCGGCCCCCACCATCGCGCTCATGGGCTGCACCCTGTCGGGCCGTCCCTTCGATATGATCGAGAGCCAGTAGTGAGTGTCGGTATCTGTCCGTCTAACCATCGTTCTTGGTGATGGTGGGCGCGTCGTGATCGGCGCACTCGTGCTCGTGGACGACACGTATCGCCTGGAAAATGGTGTCGGCCATCGAACTCAACGACCACACCTTCTTCAAATCTTCGATCATGGACCGGAAGTTGTTGAAATCCTGCTCCAACAGCAGGAACACGACCTCCCTGCGCTGACCCTCGTTCCTGTCGGCCCAGCGCTCTGCCGTATCCTCGGGGGGCTCGGCGTAGCCGCCCTCGAACTCCTGACGGGCCGTCTCCTTGACGCCCTCGATGGCAGACACCAAATCCTCGAGATCGTCGTACGTGAAGCCGGTCGCCTCCAGCCGTCCGCGCTCGTTCAAATCCTCCAGCACCGCCACCAGGGCCGCATCGTCGTATCCGGCCACGTCGGACGTCCTGTTATCGGCCAACAGATAGGCGCGCGCATCCTCGTCATCGAGGGATACCTGCACAATCGCTATCTCCGACCAGCCGAGACTTTTGGCGGCCTTGTGTGTGTGATTCCCGGCAACGATGGTGTCATCCTCGGCGCGAATCACGATCGGTCGTATCTGGCCGAAGTGCTTCAGGGATTTGGCGATCCTTTCGACGTTCCCTCGGCGGGGGTTATCGGGATGGGGTCGTACCGAGTCGATCGGTACCACACGAACTCCCGTCTGGCTGCGTAGCTGCTCCACCATCCACCTCCATATAGATGTACGCATGCCAGCGTAACCTGGGGACCGGACGGAAGACTGAGAGAGGATCCGGGGCGGCGAAAGGAGTAGCCAGCCACCGAATCCTCTCTCTCCACGCAGAGGTGCCCTCCTGCTGTGCCTTGCTCGCTCGTTGGTGTTGCGAGGGGTGAGTGAACGAGGCGAGGGCAGCTCTTTTGGGAACCGCCCCTATTGTACCGTGGCGACCGTGCCGGTTGGGTCCGGAGGGAGCATCGGTCTGTCATCCTCCTCCATCAGTGCCCTCAGTCGCATCAGGCACAAATGGGCGCGATCGCCCTCCTCCCGAAACCTCAGGCGCGTCAAACTCGCGTGCGGGTACCTTCTCGCCTCACGCCACATGAAATCGCGGGAATCCAGATGTGCCATCGCGATCTGTCCGACAAACGTAACGCCCATCGACCAGCACAACAATCGCACATCCTCCCCTCAATAGTCAGGACCGGGCACACTCAACCCGGTCCTGACGGCGCTTGCTCGTTCACTGCGAAGCGACCCAACAATCGTACCAGCCGGGTCGGCTGGTAACGTGACTGCCACGTTCGCTGCACACTCCGACATGAAGCCCACCGATCCGACACTCGTCACACAAGCACAAGGGATCGCACGGCACATCCGTCGTCTGTATCCCACCTGGACGAACGCACAGGTGCGCGCCGAGTCTCTAAAACTCGCCGCACTCGCCAAGACCCGGAGCCAGGCCGGGCCTCCGTCGCAACGCTAGCTCGTTCAGCACGTTCACTCAACGGAGCCTCGTGGGTCAGAGCCACATCGTGAGGGCGTGCCGGAGCGGGCACGCCGGGGGAACGCT